CTATCTGAGTTGGATGGCACATCTTTCAATGATTCGTCTATCAGAGACTGCGTGCTCTGCACATCTTGCAAGAGTTGCTGAACACTTTTCAAGTGCTGGTCTAAATCGACCACACTCTCCAAGCTCCCTCTGTAGGCGTCGCTGTATCGCGGCGTCTCGCTCGCGCACCCTGAGAGCAGAATCGTTAAGGGCACCAATAGACTTTTCCAACTGCGCAATTTCTTTATCCTTTCTGTGTAGCGTTTCAATCTGGTGAGCAAGTAGCCGCTCCCTTTCCTGCGTCCAGCGCAACTCGGTTTCCTGTTGTCCGAAGTGATAACCCAGGAGACTCGAAAACATGACGGCGGCAATAATCAAAATTACTCGGATCATTTTCTGAAAAAGAGTTCTAGTTCTGCATAACGTCTGCGGCGTAAGCCTTTTTCATAGGCCGTCCCAGGATTGCAATACTTCGGCCACCATTCTCTAATGCCGTCCTCGTTCTCAGCATTCACCATTTTGAATAAGGTGTACCGCCTGCATTTCGTGATTCCGAAATTAAATACAAAGCTCATTAAAGCGATGAATTGATTCTCGGTAACAGGCACATGAACGAGCGCTGCTAACTCCTCCTGTGTTTGAACCAGGTCTTTAGTTAGAAGGTCGTATGCTTCATTGCGCGTAATGTGCTCGCCTGCGTGCACGTCTTTCGTGTGGCCAAAACCAATGGTCCACACCCCAGCAGGGCATTTGTAAGATTCGAGGGCCGGTCCCCCTTTAGGGCCTTGCTCGAATTCCGATATGAATTGAGTTGCTAACTCAGGCGGATAAAGCAGGATATCTTGTGTCATTGAATTGCACCAAAATTTGAGTTACTCTGAATGGGTTACTTTTATTGTTAAAGGAACGACTATGGCAAAAAACGAAAAATCCTCTAAGGAACTTGCGTCTCTCGCTGGCAAAGTGCTCCAGCAGAAGACCTCTACTAAAACTGCTAAGAGCTTGGCGGGTTCTGTTTTAACGCAAGCTCCGGATCGCAAGTCTCAGAAGAAAAAATAGTTTGTCTACTTAGTATCTGTTTGCGGGGTATACATATGTGCCCCGCAACTTGTTTACGATCCGCACCGCTTATGTGAGGAACAAGGACTACAACAGTATCTGTTTCTTTTCTAATAAAGCCCACAGAGGTAACCTCGGTAACTTTATATTCAAGTTCGTCCTCAAATTCCCATCCTGGAGGACATCCAAAGGTATCAACCCACTTAATTATCTCGATTCTCATTTAGGCTCCTTCGTATTGTGTAAGCCATGCAGTTGCTGAACTTCTTTTTTGAGAGATTCAATATCTGAACTGATACGTTCAAGCTGCTTCAGATTCTCAGTGTTTGAAGTTGCTCGTCTGTTTAGCTCGTTAATCTGGAGGCGCTGGAGGGCCGTTTCGTTCTCCAGACTGTTAATCCTGTCTTGTTGCGACACGATGGTGTACTGATTCAACTGAGAATTTGTGAGGTAGCCAGCCAGGTAAAACGCGAAAAACAGAATGAGCTTTATCAGCCCTGCAAATACTGAGCGCATGCTAATTGCCATGATTAGCTCCATTGTGAACGGTGAGTTTTAATTTGCCTGTAACGACCCCGTAAAGGGTGTTCATAATTTTCAGGCCGAAGTAAGCAGAAACCCCCGAACACGCTCCAATCCATTCCCAACTAAGTTTGGAGGTGCTGAGGATCAGATAGACAATGAAGCCAGCCGCGCAACTGGATATGAATTCAACGAACCAGCGCGGAAAATTCCAGTCTCGTTCTGCTCGCACGTACGGCATAGCAGAGCCCGATGCCGCGCATATAAGAATTAGCGTGAACACTATTAGGTTTACCGTGCTGGCAAACTCACTGAGGCTGAAATCTGTTTCCATGTCTATTCCTTTTTAGACATGGTAGGAGCGCTCCAGAGTTCAATGCGCACACCTAACGAAAAGCCCCTCGAAGTGAGGGGCGGAGTGGTTAGGTGGAAGCAGCTAGCGGATAAAGCCGTAGTTCGACATCCTTAACATGGTTTCCGCCAAGGCTGACATAACTACCCTTTGTAACGGGCATACTAAACTTGCCGCCGCCATTAGCCCACGGAACTAGCGACTGAGCCCCGGGGCCAGCCGCATAGCTGGATTCATTCGTTCCGGTAAATGAGACAACAAGAACGCCGTCGTTAGGCATTACGCCCTGATAGATAGAGCCCCAATCGTCATTAACGTCGGTTCCTGTCATCACTATTGGAGAGGCTCCCCAGGCAGGTTGGGCAAAATGCGCGGCTTCGGTTTTTGTTGTTCGGGTATTCAGTAATAACTGGAGGAGCGACTTCAGCATGACGCACCTCCTACAAGTGAAGTGTTACGCTGCCCCTTCGCTGGGAACGAATTTTGCCTCAAGCGGTTGCTGATCGTCTGTCTCGCAATAGAGACTAACGGTATTCCCCTTCCGAACCGGAGTTGTAATTCTGAGATAACCTTGAGAGTTAACGCAACACGTTCCCAGCTTTCCGGTAATGCCGACATTGACCGATGGCCGGTTTCCGCCGAATGTAATCCATCCATCACTTGGAGGCGTATAAAGCTGAGCCTGAGCGTGGTTAACAAAGAACGTTGTTCCGGGATTTGGGTTTGAGAAAAGACCTTGACTTCCGACCCATTCCTTCTTACCCTGCAAGAACTTCTCCGCAAAGAGCTGGATAAGCTGTTTAAGCACAGGCTACCTCCTTGCAGAAAAGCATTTTTACCCCCCCCCGATAGTTTCAATAAATTCACAAGTTATATTTTTGGCATTTCTAGCGCAAAGAATAAACTGTCGCCCTTTGGCTACTGGGCACATAGCCCGTAAAATATCTCCTGCAGCCTTAGAAGAGGAAAAAGTTTGAGCCTCGTAACTTTGCGCGGAAGCAATACAAAAATCAGAAGACGCAGTAAATGAGATAGATGCGTAACCGTTGGTTGGAGCAGTGCCTTCAAACACCACACCCCATAAATCAATACTAGTTTTTGTTGGAACTAAGGCTACTATCGACCGAGAGGGCATTGCCTGTTGTGCCACCGCCTCATTCTCCTGCTTGCTGTAGAACCTTGAAAGCAGGAGGCTCAATACGTTTTTCAGCATAATGCGCCTCCTGTCAAAGGATTAAAAGTCTGAACTTGCTTTGTAGAACCAAAGAGAATAATCGGTTGTACTTCCGCCACGGCACAAGAACTTAATCTGTGTCCCTTTTTTAACGTAACAACAGATCCCAGCTCCCGCAGTGTTTCCGTTAAGAATGGAAGCAAGTGCCATCTGCCCGTTCTCGACTTGGATTTCAAGAGCTGAGACTGTATTTGAATTGCACCGAGAAGTCGCCCAGCCGTTGCTCGGTGCAACATAGCTAAAGAAGTCCGTGGTGCTTGTGCAAGGAATGTTTGTGCCATTGCGGACAATCGGAGCACACTGTTCAGAAACCCAAGACTTTTTACTTTGCAGAAACTTCTCTGCGAAAAGTTGGATAAGGCTCTTAAGCACGACAGAGTCCTCCAAACAAGGCGATTATACCCCCCCCCGATTGCCTTAACAAAGCCAACTGTAATGTGTGAAACAAAGGCTCCTTCCACGGTATATGAAGCTCCTTTGCTCATGGGTATTGTGACGCCCAAACCCTTAGGTGCTGGTGCTTGTGCAGACACATGGAAAAGATTGCCAAGTTGTGCTCTGACTTCGCTGTTCGTGCTGTCCTCGGCACTAGCATTGACAAATAAATATCCATCAGCGGGTGCCGTTCCAGCATTGAGTGTCCCCCAAGAGCCGACTGCTTCATCCTTGCTGAGGAAAGTCGTTTTTGTCGCACTAGGCATAGCGCTATGCCCGGCCTCCTCAGGAGTAGTTCGGCTATCGAGTAGCCGCTGAATTAAAGATTTCAATAATGCCATTTAAAAACCTCCTTGTCTCATTGTTTGTCTTGCATTGACTTTCTGCTGTAACTCATAGGCAAGTGCAGTCGGAAATACAGGCCACGCCACGAACGGGAAACCTTCGACTTCTGGCAGGTTTCTGAGCGCCTGTCGGTATGTCTCAAGACTGATGCGGTCTGCGTCATCCAGTGCTGATCTCTTGGCTCCTGCTGACCTAGCAACGGTGATATCAGGCAACTTCACATAGTCGTCTGTGTCGCTTATTCGTGCGTTTCTCTCAGCCTTCACCTCGTTGGCATAGCGCTGTGTGCAGAATGCGTCGGTGTTTTCAGGCAACTCGGATTCCGTGTAGAACTGGCTATCGGCAGATTGATAAAGTCCTGTCGGAGATTCCTCGCCGTACCAAAACTTCATTCCGTTAAAAACTTCCTTGAGCTGGTAATGCTCGGCGGCGTATGCGTCGTCTGCCTCGTTGTTGAAGACATGAACAACGGGAGAATTACTTCTCGCCACAATCTTCCCTTCGTGGTCTTTGATGCAGTATTTCTCGATAGGCTTGGCCTTGGCCGCAGCCAGGTATCGAGCTTTGATTTCACTTAGTGTGGTCATTCAGTTCTCCTACTGAAGTGCGTCGATTTCAGCCTGGGTCGCGCCATTCGCCAGGCACAATTCTTTGAACATCTGGATCAATCCCAGGTTGGTGTAAACCTGTTCTTTGTCGGTAGCACTGATGGTTTGCTCATCCAAGAGCACGGCTTCTGTTTTAGCCACTGCTTCGATATTCGTGCGGGCAATAGTTTTCTCATTGTCCGAGAAGGTTTGTCTTGCAACTCCAACACGTTTATCAAGTGCTTCGCCAGTAGTCTTTGCGTCGGCAAAACCGCCAGCCAGTTTTAAAGACGTGTCTGAAACAGGTTTGTTAGTCAGGTTGTTGTAGTTTGTCGTGCCCGCTGGCCCCGTCGGTCCCGCAGGCCCTTGACTGCCCGCTACGCCTTGCAAACCTCTCGGGCCGCGGATATTGACTGTGCCTGGATTACTTAGGTTCCCGTCATTGGTCCAGGAGAGGTCACCTTCAGCACTAACTGCTGGTGTGAACGTCACGCCGCGGGGGCCTTGACTGCCCGTTGCGCCCGCACTGCCCGCACTACCCTTATCACCTTTTCCGCCTTTTGCGCCGAACAAAACCCAGTAAGCGGTCTGGGAGCTCGGGATGTAATTTGCGGGTACGTCCTGGACGGCTAAGTAAACATTCCCGTCCGTGTACCTAACGAAGTCAAAAGCCAGGTAGGTGGCCGTTGATGTCCAGTCACCTTTCCAGACTGGCCGAACTCGACCTAAATTTAAAGTAGTCATTCTGTCACCGTAACTGTAAGTTGCCCATTGCTGTTAATTGAGAAATCTGCTGAAGTGTCCAGGCCGACGTAATCAAGTTTGAGGTCGGCTCCGTCAATGCGGAATTGGCCGAAAGCGGTTGCCCACGGACTACTTCCCATCGGGCCTTGAGGTCCCGCACTTCCGACGGGTCCCGGACTGCCTTGCAAACCTCGTTCACCCCTCTCGCCTTTTGGGCCGCGGATATTTACGGGAGCTGGGTTTGTAAGCCCTTTGTTGTTCGTCCAGGAGATTTCACCTTCCGTGCTAACTGCTGGTGTGAATGTTGCGCCTGCACTGCCCTGAGGCCCGACACTGCCTGAATCACCCTTCAAACCCTGAGGTCCTGAAATAGTTGTGATGATTCCAGAGAGTTCGCACGTGGAAGTACCAACATTCAGAACGCGGAATATCTGGCCGCTAGAGTTCATCACGTGGTCGCCGATCTTTATAAGCGTTGCTGGCAAGACTGCTGAGGTGTTGACCGTGCCTCCTGCTGTGGCGGTCGCACAGTAGCGATATGAGAAGGCGGCCTGCTTAGCCACCTCTGCAGCCTCGGTGGCCGTGGTAGCAGCGGCCTCAGAATCAAGCTTGAATTGCGCGGCGGCGGTTGCCGAATTGCTTGCAGACTTGGCGGCGTTCTCTGCCACATCGGTAGAGGCGTCCAGATTATCCTGGGCGGCGCTGGCCACTGCGGCCGCGGCCTTAGCTGTTTCGGCGGCTTCTTGAGCTTGGGCGGCGTATTCGCCTGATTTCGTTGAGTTCTCTAAGAGGATTTCACCGTATTCGTCACCCTCCATGCCAGAAGATGCGGGAGCGACTGCGGCGCGGGAGAGTTTCTCTTTTAACTGCTGGATCTGTGCTTCGGTGCGGTCAAAGTTGACGTTGATGTCATTCGGATTGAAATCACCTTCCGCGTGTAAATCAAGCTCCTGGGTGTATGCGACATTAGAGAGAATCGTGACCGATTCCCCGTCAGTGAGGAACTCGTCAAGAGTGATGTAGCCGCCGATATTGGCGGTTTGGTCTTCGTCCCAGGTAACTGTATAGTCTTCACCCTCTTTCAGCGTTTTGTCCACGCCCGCCTTACTCGTGCGGATTACGAGCACATTGGAGGACGCAAAAATCTTGAAGTCGAAATCAACTCGGGAGATACCCAAGCCTGTTACAGGGCCCACCCGTCTCGGAACATCTAGCAGCATGAAAACACCTCATTGTTTAGAGACATTCTCATGTCTGCCAGACTGTTGATGCGCACACCTATCGCCGAGGTTCCGTGCCGATCTCAGGCATTCTGTACGGGAGCATATCGGTTGGTTTCCACCAATAACCGACACCCTGATTTTTGCGGATCTTCTGCTCGATCCTGCGGTGATAGCCAGGGTTCATCATCTCCTGAATCTGATTGAATACGGCATGATTCAAGAGCTGTTTCGTGTACCAGAGATTCACAACAGGGAGATTCCCCTTCACGATTCGCAGGACGTTAGCGCCAATATCTTTGTTGTCCTTGTACTTATCAAAAATCGTGTAGGCGTCCATAGCTGTAGACAGAACGGGGCCCGCCATATTCATTAAAGCGGGGTGCCCGTACTTGTAATCGTCCATGCCAGAAACAAGGATGTCACCGATAAAGCCCATTCCGCCGCCTGCCGTGAGAGCCCGTTTAAAAATAGCATCAGTTGTAAAGGGATCTTTAACGTCACTGCCGTTAATAATGTCCTTAAACATATTAGCTACCCAGGCCACTAATGTTGTTGAGGCAATCAATGTTGAGTAGTACCCAACTCGGCTCCAGACTGCGGCGGTCTTTCCGTCTGTTTGCAGTTTGTAGCGGTAGAGGCTCTTAGACCGCTGGAGGTGCCGCGTAAACATTGCGATAGGGAAAGACTTAAAAAGAAAGATGCTGCGGATAAACTCACCTGCTACGGTGCCGCGGGATTTGCCCCAGTTAGTAATGGAGCGCGTCATTAAGTCCGGTTGTAAGGACGCCATAAATGAATCATCCATTACAAAGCTCAGGTAGGTTGATACCAGCTTGTTCACATTCAGGCCGTCAATGTCTCCATTCTTCGAGGCCGCGTTCTTAATGGAGTTGATCGTTAGGAAATGGGAGCCGTTGAGTTCTTCAGGCTTGCACTTCTGGAGCGCTTTCCACACGTCCTCAGAAACTCCAAACTCCTCTAATCTGTATCTCAGCCATCCGTCAATATCGGCCCAATTATGTTTGGTGGCCTCGGCAAAGGTTGCCATTGTATTAAGTGACTGAGCTCTTCTCACTGCGTCCGTCCATTGAGAGAGTAAAGACAGTCTCATGGTGAGGTCTGCAAGTTTGCCCGTGATTCCGTTACCGATATTTCCCTCAACAAAGCGAGAGGCGGCGGAATTGAGTTCATCTCCGATAATGCCCGCCCTGGCGGCAAACCGTTTATCAGATTTGTCAGCAGGGTTGAGAGACTTCACCAGGAGCATTGCGCTCCGAGCAAAAGGCATTCTGTTCACTCTGGCTGTATGGAAATAGGTTGCCACGTCCGTGAACGAGGAAACAAAAGCGGAGCCGAGCTTTCCCGCCACCTGGAGGTTACGGGCGCCTTGGCCGATTGAGGCTAGCATTCCGCTCTCCACTACGTTTGCCGAGCCTGAGAGATTTTTCCACATTGCATCTAAAAGAGAATTGTCCGTGGACGTAATCTTCCCCTTTATCGGAGCCTGCTGATCGTTGTCGATCTGAGCCATTCTCTTGATTGTATTGAAGGTGTTTGTAGGGCTGGGGCCGAGCATTTCCATCAGTGCAATATCTCGAGACATTCCGCCGATATGCTCCATCATCGTGCCCATAACTGAAGGATTGGACCCAAACACTTCGTTGTAATCCAGGCGGGCTTGGGCGTCCTTAAACATGAGCGTGCGGTGATCTCGGCGGCTGTTGGCCTTGCTTGTGCCGCGTCCTGCGGTCACCTTGCCCACACTTTCCTTGCTGGCTCCGTTAGTTGTGATTGTGTTGTACACGTTCGTGAGAAGGTCTCTCATAGCGTCATCGGTCAGCGGCCTTAAGTCATCGTCTAGGTATTTAGAACGGTCCAGCTTATCCCAGACAAAATTGATCCAGGCCTCACGATTCTGGGCGGCGCTGTGTTTTTTAAAGGTCACTGCGTCTTTTACAGCCAGGCCCGCTTGTTTGAGTTCTCCTCCTGCCAGGCGTCGGGCCGCGTTGATGATCTTGTAGCGGTCATGTGTCTGCGGGAATAGCCAGTCCTCCAGCTTTCCAATATCACCGCCCGCCGCGTTGAATCTTTCTCTCAAGGATTCCACGGTATCAATCCAGGCCTTGGCCGCCGATTTGGCAACAGGGTTTCCAGTGTCATCACCTGCGATTTCGTGCACCAGGTCGGTAATGAGTTTCTTGTTCTCACATAAGCCTAAGAACGTGGGGCTAGTTTTCTCCAGAAAATCAACAAGGCGTGACTTGGCCTCCTGCTCCACGCCCACCTTGTACTTGTCCACACGATTGAGGATGCCTCTGGCCGCTTGGTTAGCGCTGTCACCGTTAGTTCTCATTGATTGATAGGTCAATCGGTTTTGATAGATGGCCAAAGCCTGGCGCTTGGCGTTGAAGGCCTTTCGCGCGGTGTCCTGTTGGATTCTCTGGGCGTACTGTTTGGCGGCCTCACTCACTACCTGATCCCGTGACATATTCGGGTGGGCCTGCCTGTTCTGGAGGTAGTAGTTTTTAACGCTGACCACCAGGTCTTGACTTTCGCTTTCTGTGATCGGGCGGCCTAAGACTGCGGACACCTGGCGCTCACATTCGGGTTTTAATTTGCTAACCATTTTCAATCCTTAAAAGACATCATCAAAAGCACCGTTCCTCAACATACATTGAGCGGCCTCGGAAACACTGTTTGCTCGGTCAAGCTCCTGTTTCTGCTCGGCCTCAATCTCTCTCATGTAATCGCCCATACTCACCTCTCGGCCGTCATCCAGAACAATAAAAGCGTTGGGATCGTTGGCCGCCGAGGTCTCAAGGTTTTGATCCATGAATTGCTCCTCGTTCGGGATTCCATAGTGCTGATGGTTTTCACCAGTCTGTTGTTCTGGCTGCTTGATTCCGAGTGTTTCTCTTATCTGAGCTTTTCCTTCTTCAGGAATGGGAGCAGCGTCAATCATCTGTTCTGCTGTCTGCTGCACGGCCTTTACAACCGGATTTGCAGGCGGCTCTTCTGGCTCCATGCCGCCGAAGAGTGAAGGAGTATCAATCTCTTCCTTGGCCCTGATCTGTTCATCTGTTGCCAGCAGTCGATCATAGACGGCCCGCACCTCTGGAGAGATTTCAACCTGGAGTTCTTCTGAGGATTTGTAGATCTTGGTGAGCCAATCTTTGAAGGCCTTGAAGACTTTCTCAAGGGCCGTGCTCGGAGCTTCTCCTTCGCGCAGGTATTGCTCAAACCCTCTCGCAAACTGCTCGTGAGCGGCTCTCTGTTCGTCAATAGAAAGACTTCTCCATTCTTCAAGGTCCTTCACTCCAAACCAATCCATGAGAGTTTGGACATCGGCCTTGACCTGCGCTGGAGCGTTCTCCTTCATTGCCACGTCCGTGAGCACGTCAAGAAAATAATGCCCGCTCTCGTGAATGAATGTGCTCTCGTTTGCAGACTGCATCAGAGTAATCACGCGCTCTCCAGGCGTATAAATTCCTCTCGGTGCGTTTCCGTTCTGGCGGAGAACTCCATTATCAATTTTTGTGGGATTGACATTCCCTCGGAGGATTCCTAAACTGATTCTGTTGATGGAAGGAATACCTCCATCAATCGAAGCATCCGGTCGGCTAATAATCGACGAAACGGATGCTTCTTTCGTATTTAGCGCAGGAGTTATATCAATTTCAGAGACCTTATGGTCCTTGTATCTTCCGTCCTCTATTACTCCATTTGTAGTTTTTCGCTGTTCTATTTCCCCTTTACCAGGAATATCTACTTTAATTTTGACGCTATAAAGCCTATCTCCGATTCTCAGAGCAGAAACATAAACATCCTGGCCAGCCAACCCTTTATGCTTTTCTTTTCCGTCGTTGATTTCAAATCTGTCATATTCAGCATTTTCCAACACGTTGATTAAGTAGGGATAAACTTCGTTGTGATGTGGCTCACGAACTCTTTTGAGGGATGCGTTAAGTCCTCTTTTCCCTATTCTGATGTGTTGATTTGTTGAAGCAATTACAGCAGAGCTATTCTCTTTAAATTGCGACAGAACCCAGTTCCTAATGTTTTCGATCCTGCGTTCAAATTTAGGAATAACATTCTCTGGGATAGTGACAACTTTTGCAGAATCAGAATCTGGCTTTCTAATCATTCCTTCTCGGACTAGAGGTTCTTGAGCAAAGCCTTCTGCGGATTCCGCTCTCTGTACTTTCACTCCATATTCCTGTTCTAGCTCCTTACGGCTACGACCTAAACGGATACCCAGAGTTTCAAAGAATGCGTCATGAACTTTGGCGCCCATCTCTGCGACCTTTTGTTCCGCTCCTGCGCCTACCAGCTCCCTCACAAAACGAGTAATAAAGGAGCTGACCTCCTTGTCCATAACCTCAGGGTCAACACCTTCTCCAGAAACCTCAACCCTTTCTCCGTTGTCGAGTTGTTCGGCGGCCTTCTTCTCGTCTGCAATAGACTTATTTATGTCTCCTCTAGTTCCTGAAGGTTGATCCTCCTGAATAATTCTTGCGGATTGCAATTCCATAGCGGCGTCAACATGGCTAGGCTTAATTTGATTAACGGCTCGATCAAAAGAATCAAATTCTTTTTTGACCGTCTGGAAAACTTGATCCTTAGTGACCGCTTCAAAGAAACCTGCGCCCCCGCTTTCCTGCTCGGCAACTTCTCTAAACCTGGCAAGAATCTCCTGAAGTCGTTCAGGATTTGCAGATAAGAGAATGTCTCTAAAGTAGCGTTGCGCAGGTGTCGCGGATTCCTCCATGAGTGAGCCAGTGAGTTCTTTTTCGTGGCCCTTGCCGTTGATCTTCTTGGCTTCTCTGCGTGTCTCGAATACGTCTGCCACGGCCTCGAGAAGGTCGGGAGAAAAATCCAGCTCACCCTTGATCTTCTTCAGTCGCACTACCTCGGTTGCTACCGACTGGAGCACGTTCATAATCTTGCGGTCTTCAGGGCTGTCAGCAATAAACCTGTTAATGATCCGAGTATCAGAGAATGCGGCGGCAAAAATAGCGGGCCTCATTCGTCTTGCGATATTGTCATAAAGGGCATTGCCGTTTGAATCAATGAGGCCCTCTTTATCAGGCGTGCGCTTTACAAACTCGTCCATTGATTTGCGCGTAATCTCACCGTCTTTGGTGAATTCAACCTCTTCAAGTCGGACGTTTCGAGCGTCCTGGGCGGCTTGTTCGGCCGGATTGAGTTTGAGCGTTCCTGTGCGGTTGGACGCCTCACCGATACCCTCAACCACATCAGCATCATCCATCACTCTGACCAGGATCGGGTTACGCATTTTCTTGATCTGGCGTTTGGAGATTCCGAATTCTTTTGAATCTTGAGTGAGGTCAGCTCGGTACTTAGTCGCCTTGACTTGCCTGTATGCGCCCTGGAGGCCAGCTATGCGGCCATTCCCTGCGATTGCTCGTGCTCCTGCTACGGTCGGATCTGTGAAACTCGGATTGCTGGAGCCGTCAACCGCGTTAGAAGTAAGCACATCGTCCGCGTCCACCACAGCATAACGCATAGTCACCGGCTCGGAGCTCGGGTCAGCGGACACTTCAACCTTCTTGCCCCAGAGAATATTCATGTCCTCAGGCACGTAGGCAATAATCGGAGCGCCTTGATCGAGGGAGCGGCTCTCACGTAAGAGGTTGAAATTCGGAGCGGCCGCAATTTTCTCCATCTGCAAGCGGCTTTCCTTAGACGAGCGGTCACGATTCTGGATAGAATCGAGCACACTCTTATTCATGTTTGTGTTCGGAGCGGCCTGACCCTCTTCCCCTGCGTTGGGTGCTGCTGTTCGCTCTTCTTCGGCATTTAATATTGCTGTAGCGCGTCTGTTTGTTCTCGCGCCGAGGGCTCCGAAGAATGCACCCATACCTGCCGAGACTGCCAAATTTGTAGGATCAAAAGGATCATATTCACGAGCCTGTTTTTGATAGTCAGCATTGTTCAGAATGAATCCTATCGTTGCATTTTCGCCAATATCTGTAGCTGGATTTACTACCGCGCCGAAGGCCATAGACTTCAAAACCTTAGAGCCTAGAGCGCCTGGAAGTGCCATTCCCGCTCCCTCAAAAACACCAGTCGCAAGACCCGCCTTATTTGCGGTTTTCTCGTCCACGCCTTTATCCATGAGGTCTCCTCTTGTAAAGAAACCTCTATCCATACCGAAACTTGCCGCTCCCAAATATGGATTGCCTGTAAGCATTGTGTGGGTTACGGCCTGGAGGACCATTGATCCCATTCCATGAATCATCATTGAGGCCGTACCAGTGGTTTCCGCTGAAGGCATGTATTCGTTTTTTGCCTTAAGTCGGTAATACTTTGCCTGGTCCTCGATAGCTTTTACTGCTGTTTCTTTGTCAGGTCTTTTAAAAGCAAAGTCTTCAGCAAAAGGATCCTCCTGATTCTCCATGTCATAAAGAGAATCTGTGCGGACTGCGATTGCAGAATTAAGGCTTGATAAGGAGCTATAAGCCGCATACCCAGGAATATCCGAGAGAGCCTCGCCTATACCCTGAAACATGCTCGGCTTGGTGGCGTCTAAGTTATCCGCTTCAGGAAATTCTGTAACAGAGTTGGGTTTAGTCTGTATCGACGTGCCGAACGGGTCCAGTAATACGTTCATAGTTTGGTTCTCCATAATTTATTTGGGGTGCGTTTTGGTTCCGCTGTATGTATGGATTCGTGTCAATCACAACCGGATTGCCCTTGCTGTCTCTCACATATTCCAGCCCGTTGACTATGTAATAAACACCGTCAGCGACATACTGAAGGGGACCACTGCTCAGGAGGTTGCTCAGTTGATTGCCGTTAATTTGTTGACCTGCATATCTGAAGGTCTTCTTTGACTTGGCAAAATCCTTTCCTATGTCCGAGAGAATGTCTTCAAAGGCGCTGGCATTTCCGAAGACGTGAAGTCCTGGAGCCTTGCTCAGTTGAGTTGGTAGGAAAATCTTCTTGCCATTGTGGGTAACCAACTGTCCATAGACATTTGTTATAGATTCGGAAAGATCCTGAGAGCCTACGGAGTTTGCATAACAGTGCTCATTCATGATTTGAGACACCATCGCCTCATACTGCGGGCTTCCATCGGCAACCCCTAAGATCCCAGAGAGCTGAGTTCTTAAGTCTGCTTCCTCTTTGTAGGCGTCTCCTAACTTACTTGTCCTGATGTAATTGCCCTGCATCTGGCGCATTGCACCATTGCTTTCCCGTCCGTTGGGTGTAGCTGCTACCGCAAGAGCATTGGTTATCGTTGAGTTCTTGCCGCCAATTTGATTTGCCAGAATTGCCAGCGGCTCCACATTGTCTCCGCCTCCTGTCAGGGTATCGGATAATCTTTGCAAGTAGGCGCCCTGGTGAGGAGCGTCCATGCCGTTTAGAGATTGGAGCCACGCCGTAACCTCACTATTGCTCAGAAGTTTTTTAGGCGTTCCGAAACGCTCGGAAATAATCCCTGAGTTATCAATTCTCTTTTGAATCTGGTTAATTACTGCGGTTTGATTCGTCCAGTCGGTAATCGGCTGAAGTCCGAGGTCAGGCATTCCAGAGAAAACAAACTGCACGGGATCCTCTGCACGCTCCTTGCGGATCTGCGTGTATGCCTTATTCCAGGTTTCTAAGTCCTTCATCCGAGCGGCGTAATTCGGATCATCCTTGCTCGGCGTCATCTGGCGCGCTGTGGCCTCAATCTCGGCATTGCTCAATGTCGGCATTAGGTAGAGATTGGCATTGAGCTTGGCTTCCTGCTGTGCGTTCTGGAATTGCCTCAGCCCTTCTTCTTGGCCGTAAGTCTGAATAAAAGCTCCGACATCGGGGAGCTGGCTTATGTCGCCTGTGCTTCTGGCTACAGCCAGCGCATTGTTCAAGGTCGTTTTGAATTGGGAGCGCTGGTTAGCTGTGCTCTGGGACGTTTCGGCCTTCGTGTGTTGCATGATCCACAACTTCTCAGGCTCATTCAGAGAATCAATGACCTCAATCCCTGTCTTCACGTTGGGATTGAAAACGAGGTCGGCGGCAGTCAGCTTAGGCGCCTGTGCTGTTTCTTCGCTCAAGAGTTTGCCGTTATCATCGCGTCGCTCACCGTTTGGACCAATAAAGATGTTTTGGCCGTTTTCAACAGTCCAGCGTCCGCCCACATTGCGTTTCCCGTCTGCATATTGGCTTTCCTCGGAGAACGTGTGGTGATTCGGCTTCTTGAAAGTGTCTGGGAAGTGGCCGTTCTCAGCCTGAGCCGCTCCAGCTTTCCAGGCTCCTCTAAGGTCATAGTCATAAATATCACGCTCATGACCGATCTGTTTTGCCCATGCCTGGTACTGCTGTTCTTCTTCGTCCGATAACTGAGTGTTGTACAGGTCGGAATAATCATTGATGTCCTCTTTGCCGAGCGCGTCCAGGACACCTGCAATAATCGTGCGCTCGGAGTACGGGACATCGCCGATTTCCTGCTTCATCATCGCAGTGACCAACTTCTTCAGCACCTCAGGATTTTTTGTGTCGAGCTTTTCATCAGGCTGGTAGCCAGTGCCCTTACAGACATTCGCGATATAGTCATCTGTCGGATTCTCTGAGGCGGGAGCGTATCTGCTCACAATGTCTCGCACTGTGTTGATCCCGTACTTCGTGCCGTAATTCTTGATAACGGTAGCAGCGGCCCTGATGCCGTCCATCGGAGTTGAGAAGATCACATATCCGTTGTCAGAATTACCAATCGAACCCTTCCATTTATCGCTGGAGGCTCGGACATTCAGCGGGTTGCATCCCTTGTATCCAGAAGTATTGAGCACCTTATCCGACACTTTCGGAGCCTGGCCTAGTCCGGCCTGGGCGTGGGATTGTCTCAGCACGTTCTCGTTTGTGTTGTCGCCTGTAGTACGTGCAACTGCTCCAGGTGTTAAGGCCAGGGCCGTTGCTCCTCCGTAACGTTGAGAGAGTTCTACGAGCTGGGGAGCGGCTCGGTGGAATAACATCTGATAGGTGCGGCGGCCTACGTCCGTGGACATTTCCCTTGAGCCGTCCGTCTGAAAATGCCTCAAGGCGCCGATAGGATCGCTCAATGCCATATTGCTATAGGCTGAGGCATAAGCAAGAGACTTATAGGCGTTCTTCTGCCTTTTCAATGTTTCATCGTCCCAGCCCTGCATCCTGCCCTGATACTCGATCTCGTTCATCAGGCTAGCCATTGTGCGTTGACCGTCAGGAGAGAAACCGCCTAAGGCAAACTCCTCCACGAGGTTGTCTGCATGGTCTTTAGAGGTCTGAGCCCGCCACTTAATGTTCTGCTCGTTGCGATAGACGACCGTTTTCTGTCGGACGGAATTGAGGCGCTGTAATGCGTTGGACTTAAAAGCCTCTCTCACATCCGGATCGTCAATCTGTCCTAAATGTTTGTCATAAATAGACTGAAGATCAGATTGCGCCTGATCCCACGACGTAACGGCGTTCTTGCCTTGCTGAGAGAAATAGCCCTTCTCTGGGTCGTACAGCGTTGTCTGTACTTCCTTGTTGTAAGCGTCCAGCTGTTCATCAGCCCGCGCTTTCACAACGGTGTCACAGTGATAGGCCTCAATTTTGACAGCGCTATCTGCAATCTGTGACCACGGCTGTAAGGCCCTGTTCATGACATTCTCATAGTCGAAACTCGGGCGGACGTTATCAACGGGAGCGCCGAAACCTCTTCCGCTTTCGACTACTCCAGGCACGTTATTTTCGTATTTAGGGACGATAGGCATTTTTTATCCTCTGTAGTTCAGAGAGAAGATGTTTTTAGTTGTCGGATAGAGCTGTGTCGTTTTGACTGTCTGGCCTAAAAGGAGATTGGGTTGTGCTCCTGATATGGCGTCAATCCTATTCATGTTGGGCTGGGTGCCTGAGATTGCGTCAATCTTGATTCCCGGATCGGCTCCCGATACGGCGTCAACTTTGATTGGATCATCGGGTTTAGATGGCTCGGCGGTTTCAGTTTTAGCGGCCATATTCATCAATTTTCCATAGGCAAAAGCCATGCCCATATTCCCAGCTCCGATAAGCACGGAATCGGTGAATGCTCGGGAGGCGCTCTTCTTATTGGCTAGGCTCATGAGCGCTTGGTTACGGTAGTCAGTCTCTTTTGCACGGTAGCCCCACGCCTCGGTTTTGACGTTAGATTCAAGCCTGTTGAGGTTGATCTTTTTCACAATGTCCGTGCTGGCCAATTGTTCCGCAGCTGATCCGACCCCGATTGCCACGCCATTAGCGGCTAATGAGACTTTCTGCCGCGCCTTCATTTGAGCGGCTTGCATTGTCTCTCGCTGATACTCACCCTCAGCCGCGAACAATCTCTGCTGATAATGCAGATTCATTGTGTCCGCGTTGATCTTGGCTATGTCTGCCTGAGCCTGTGCAATAGCATTGTTGTACTTCGTGATGCTCTTCGCACCGAAGGCGTTAAACAGTGTGGAAACACCTGTAGAAATAAGGCCCAAGGTGCCAAAAGAGAAACTAGATCCAGCCATAAAAAATCCTCCAACTCAGCATAGATATTGGAGGATTCCAAGAGCGTGATGCGCACTACACCACGTCGCAGGTCACGGTAATACTGGAGATTTTCAGCGGGAGCGGGGCGCTCTGGCGAATACACACTTGACCGTCATCCGTCCATGAAGCGGCGATATCTACTTCAAACTCTCCGTTCCTCTTCTTCGGCGGAGTACCAGGTGTTTCCCGTCCGCGTGTTGGCTGCTGATAGAGGTCGTCGAAACTCGATCCAGCCAGAATGCTCGCTGAATCAATCATTCTCACTGCCACACCACTGATGTTCTTGCGGTGATTACTACCAAAAGAAAGATCCTGAAGCTGTAAGGCAAGAGGTAAGGTCTGAATGTCAGAGTTGTACGGCAAACCAACATGCACCTTAGAGGCCGCTCTTCTTAGCGTGATCTTGCCGTTCTGCACTACTTGATCCGGCACACAATAGCCGTCGGCTAGGATGGAAACCTTCATCCCATTCAGCCAGCTAATCCCGCTGATCTCGGTCTTGGCCGGGCCCGAGTAAGTGCCCGCACAATCCATGAAGAGATAATCTTCATCCTTGTCAATGATGTACTCGTTCATGCGCTCCACAAACCTTACGGTGTTCTCTCCGATCTTGCGCTTGGTCACAACATAAAGAATGTCCTCATTGCTCTCCGGCACGACTGCGCAGGATTCAAAATCCCCTGCGGTCTCGTGCTGAGCGAATGCGCCCACCTGTTGTTCTGGAACATAGGTAAAGGAGATTAGTTTGCCTATGTCATTAACGCACCAGAAGATCGAATAGGGAGCCTTGGCGTATGCAATATCAACGACTTCGTGATGATCGAAGAGGTGAGCCGCTCTGAGGCACACATCGGACGTAATGTATCCGCCCGCCTGATAGCTGTAGCCGAGTTCTCTCAGGTGGCCGCCTCGGGCTGAGGCAAAGATCATCGTGTTGTTGATAAGGACCGGTTTTGTCTGGCTTGATCCGACATAAGACTGCGGTCTTACACTCATAGATTCAGGCGTGATCGCGTCCGAGTTCACGGGGCTCACTCTCCATTCCCCGCTGGCCGTCAGCATGAGCAACTGTGACAAGGGAACGATATGGCGGATTCTGTTGCTGTCCTGGCTCGCAACTCTCACCTTGATGCGGTCGGTTGACTGAGACGGGAGCGAATAGCCCATGTCTGTTTCGGTACCTGTCTTTGTAGCCCAAATATATTGCGGTCTCATGCGGCTGCCGGCAAACCACCTTCTCTGCTCGAAGTAGCTCACACATCCTGGATAGTCGCCAGCATTCGCAACAGTCAGAGAGATTTGAGCGCCTGATCCATAGTTTGAATAAAGAGTGGCCGTCGGATTTGAATATCCTGCGCCTGGATTCTTGACTATTACGTTTGTCAGCTTGCCGCCTGAAATTACAGGCTCTAACACGGCTCCGCTTCCTGTTGTATCGGTCACTCTGATTGAAGTCTCTAAGAACCCAGCGCTCTTTGCAGAAGTCACAAATTCGCCTGTATAACGCTTGAATTCAAATTTGTAGTTCAGTGCTTTTCGGCTCCAGGTCCATGTCGGCCAGGATGTGATAGTCACTCTGCAAAGCGGCCGTTTATAACCGGCCCCTGCGCTTATGACCTGGATTCCCTTGATAGGACGGAAACCATACAAACAGAAATTAAGATTGCCAGTAGGCTTGGTGAGCTTGATCCATTCTGAGGCAGAAGAGAATATGGCCTTGGCAGTCGCTCCGACACCTGATCCTTCTGCGTCATAAATCTCCACGCTGGCCGAGAACAGAGAAATCATCTCGTCATTAGGGACAAGGCCTACACCATCGCCATAGAAGTTCAATGCCCAGCCGTCATCACTTTGCCACGCAGAACAGTTTCCAGGTGCTACAGGTCCATAGAAGTTTCTGCCCGATCCCTCGACTACCCATGTCTGTGTCTCTAGCAGGTCGATCCCCGTAATTTCTCCGTTCGGACCGACATATCCAGAACCTTGAGCGGTTACGGTTGCCCCCGTAATGCCGCCGCTTGTGAGGAATACATCATCATAGATTGGCGGCGTAATTGAGCTGTCAGGCGCGATATTGTCGTCATCAATCGAGTTGGAACGGGTCTCACCTATGTAGCCATATATGCCTCCCTTATCACGGTACACGCGGTAATGATCGGCACCTGCAACAGTGTTCCATGTAATGGTGTTGTACGCACCATCCCCGTAAGGGTTGCACACAACTGAGGCGGCCTGGCTCGCTTTCGATTCCTCGGAGTTGTCCAGGTTGCACGAGGTCACCACGTACTTCCGGACATATCCGTCTTTATAGGTAGCAGACTGCAAGATGTGCTGCGTGGCCGTCACTCCTGTGGGCGGCGTGAGAGAAGTGTTGAAAGTGATGTCCACCAGTCGCCAGTCCAGCGCTCCGTAACGTCTCAACTCTCTCGGAGGATGGGAGCAGTGCACCAGCGTGATGATGTCCACGCTCTGGGCGTAATCAATATCAAAGAGTTCGGATTCGTCATAATCCGTGGCAACTTCATACGGGACATTGCCGTTCATCAGTGTGGAGCCGTTCGTGTGAAATCGGACGTAATGATGCCCAAACTCCAAGATCATCGTCTGAGTTGCTGAGAATGTGAACGGGATCAGGCGGCATTTTCTGTCCGGATATTTGGTCTCACGCACCATTGAGAATCCGGGTCTCCTCACTACAGGGCCTTGAGGTTCAACAATCATATTGCGGCACTTGGCTAGCCCTGCAGAATATGAAGGATCCGTGATCCTGGAGTACATCGAAGGAGAAATCTCACCTCCTCCGATACTCTGTTTATAGATTTTCAGTGACATTTAAATACTCCGTGCCGCCAGGTGTGGTGCTAAATATTCGTGCTTGACCCTGATAGAGTTTCGAGAATCCTGATACTTCGCAGTCTCCAGTGCTTGAGCGGCCATTTGGATCATCTGCTGCGCCATAGAAGTTTTCATCAGTGGGCCTGCCAGATAACTAGCAAGCTGGAGAACAAGGGCCTGAATGAAATACTGCGGCATGATTGACACGTTCTGGACGCTGGCCACGTATCGAAGCATGGGAGCGGGAGAATCGGTTAGGAGAATGTATGAGCCTGTTTCCGAGAGCGTTTCGATTTCAAAATCAATTCCTGCCTCGTCCACCTGTGAGCTTTTCTCATAGACCTTAACGGTGCGCAAATAATCTGAGGGAACTTGGTAGCCGTGTGCCCACTGATACAAGTCGGCGTCATATTTCTTGTATTCAGGCAGTCGTACTCGTCTGACAGCGAATGCCCAGTTGTGAGCCTCCAGTAAGTAACGGAGCGCCTGAGGATAGTATTCAGCACAAGCCTCGGCGTTCGGATTTCCTTCAGGTGGTTTGATTCGTGTGATCGTACCTTTTTGCCCTAAGTAGCTCAGAGCGGAATTGCAAATTGACACTTCATTCATATTAAAAAAGGGAGGTTTTCAAGCCTCCCTCCTCTCTTTTAACAACTACTGAAAACTGCAACTAGAGAACTAACTAGAACTTGCCGCTGCTTCGGCGGGGAATTCAATTCCCTGCGTGCGGAGCGGGGAACCCAGCTGAACGTCATTGCCAATAAAGGCGGTGATAGTTCCGGCAGTAACTGATGTCGGCGTGGAAACCAACTTCAGATAACGCTTATGAATCGGCGGCAGTGAAATAAGCAAGGGCTGTTTCAGGTCTGTGGCCGTTAGCGCTTTCGTGGTCATGACATCCGTGTAGGTGGACTTGTCCGCGGATTCCTGAAGCTTGAATGTGATGGACGTACCGGCAATTGCGGTCGGCGTCAAAATGCAGAGCACCATCCCATGAGCGTTCAAGTACGGAGAGGTCTGATCTGAGACAAAATCGAGCACATTGGATGTGATTGCAGTTTTGGCCTCTGCCTTTTCACAAAACATCATCTTTTGATCAATGATCATTTTCTACTCCTTAAGAAATCGTGATCTTGGATTCAGTGGACGGCAAAACATCGGTGCCGTACTGATAGATCGGGATACCGCCAAAGGAGAGCATTGATTCACGCTGACCAAAAGTCTTGTACTCAAGTGTGTACTTAGTCTTTTCAAGCAACTGAAGGTCATAGATCAGGCCCACCTGGTCGGTACAGTAAATACCGACATTACGGAAGTCAGCGGCCTTCAGGCGGTGACGAGCCTCAACGAACTTCTTAAGCAGATCTGTTGCACCCTTGTCAGTCGTGATCTTGGTCGGATCAACGTTAGCAATACGCACAATCTTTTCAGGATTGCCAGCGTAAACGCCCAGGTCATATCCGAATTCAGTGACATATGCGGGATACATTTTGCCGTTCGCGTCAGGAACATAGACGGGCTCCTTGATTGCTTCCATGGACACGCCAGCGGCGCCTCCATACTGCGGGAAGAAACAAGTCATTTCGTTCGGATCCCAGTCAATGAAGTAGATGGAGGTCAGTTTTGTACCTGTGCCGCCACCATCAATGATGGAATCCTTCCAAACACCATTATCACGATCAGGAAGAACGATATTTGCCAAACCCATGCAATCACGCGGGTCTGTTGCAGGGTTGCCCTGGAAAACGCGCTTGACCATGCCACGAGTAAGACCTTTGATAAACATCTGATCGGTACGCATGCGGAAAGCATTGCGTTCTTTGTCAGGCATTTTTTCAAGCATGTTCTTGGCAATAACAGAACGGTCACGTGCTGTACAGGACGGATAACGAACTGCACGGCCAGCCGCATTGGATGCGCTCCAGCCTTCGTTTAATCCGACAAGCTGACCTTCAGGATACTTTTCTCCAACAAGGCCCTTCTTGCCCTGACCGTCATTACCACGTACTAAAGTGGCACGGTCAAAGAACGCCTGATAATCCCGAATGGTCTGAATCATCATGTTGATCTGAGTGTTGCCTTCGGGTACAAGAGCCTGCCATTCAGCAAGCGAAACAGGGGTCATTCCAGTGAATGCATCTGCCATTTTTTACTCCTTTATTTACCGTAAATATCGTCTGGAGTGAGAGTTCGATTAGAACTGCCTCTAACCGTCTTGTCCTCTCTCATGCTGTCGCCAAAATGTTTGAGGATCTTGATAAGTCCAGGATGATTGCCAGCAAAGGTTGCCAGCTCGTACACGTCCGGATCTGTAAACTCTCCTTCGGGGTTCTGAAACTCTTTAAGCGCTCGTTGAGCTGAAAAAATCGTGTTCTTCCAGTTGCCGCCACCGATGACTGCGTCATGGAGTGACTTGTCTTTCCATGTCGCATTGGTCTGTTTCAGCACTTCAATCTGTCGCTCTGCCAATTTCGGCGCCAGCTTGTCAATGACTTCCTGGGCCTTGGCTTGAGGCAGATTCAGAGACTTAGCGACTTCTGAAAAAGTTTTGACGACTTCTGCGTCTAAGGTTGTACCTTCAGGCGCTTTGAAATCTTCATACTTTTCTGGTGCTCCGCCAGTCTCGTCCGCCTTCTCTTCCTTCTTCTCTCCTTTGTTCTCTTCGGTCTTTTCTTCCTCCTGAGACTGCTGTCCCTCTTGAGGAGTTGCCTTGGAGATTTCATCAATCAGCGTGGATTCCCCCTGCTGACCCTGAGAATCAGGATTAGGCGTGCCGTTGGTTGTAGCCTCGCTTGTCTGATTTTCGGCTGCTGTACCTTCGCTCATTTCGTTTCCTTAGGTCTCAATTCGCCGATCTTTTCAGGGGCGTACTTGAGAACGTTGTTAAAAACCTGTTGTGCAAATTCCCGTTTTCCTTCCTTGCGAGCCATGTTCAAAGCATTCGTATCGAATGCCGAGGAGAAGAAACCGCTGTCATCAAAAATTCGTTTCAGCACTGTCATTCCGTCTCTTGTGTTCAGGACATTGATCAGAGCCTCTTGGAAGTCAGCCTCCTTTCGGAATGCCTCGAGATTCTTTTCTTCGTCCTTTTCTCGCTGGGAGTTGTCGAACGGGTCTCTAGTAACTTTGCTCATTGTCAATCCTCGTGATTTCTCGATGCGCACACCCTATTGCATTCCCTCGGCCACCATGTCTTGCATACCCTGGACAGCTTGGCCAGCCAGTGTTTCCGGGCCCGCTGGCACTTTTCCGAGCTTGGATAGCATGTCAGCGCTCTGAGCCATTTGCTGTTGCTGCTGAGCCTGCTGTTGCTGCTGTGCTCTCTGCTGGCGGATTGCGGCCACCTCGTCAGAAGAACGGAGGATTTCAGGCGATACACCGCGCTTGTCGGAAACAATCTGGGCGTACTTGTCCAGATCGAAGTTGTCGAGGAAGTCGGGCTGATACTGAGCAATTTGGAGCGCCTCCTGAATGGCCTGTTGGTCGGTGCGTGACTGCACCTCCTTCTGGCTACGGCTCAAAATTGAGGTGTACTCGACATTTAAATCCGTGCCCTGAATCTCTTCGGGAGCAGGCGGGATCAATCCTTCTTCGTTCAGGATGTCAAACGTGCGATCAATGAGCGGGCGCAAAACCTCATTATTGAATCTGGAGAGAACGGGCCCGAGCATCAGCAGCTTCTCTTCGTGCAACTCGGCCACGGCAGTGGCAGTCATCTGATTGAGTGCAGACTGATTGCTGAGCATGAGGAACATGTCAACGTTGAATCCCGCTCGGATTCTGTTTTGTACCTCCAGAGTGTCCTGCCTCAGGTCATTGAGGTTGATGGCTACATTCCACAGCTGCTCTGCAGGTTTCCTACCAGTGGCTCCGTTAATGAAGGATTGGCCGCCCGGATCCATGTCTATGTCTGAATCCTTGGCTTCGGACGGTAGCCCAATAGGCGGATTCACCATGTAATCAATGGCGTTTCCTTTTTGTTTCTGCTCATGCTGGAGCTGTTTGACATCTCCCAGAACGACCATGCCAGGAGATTCACAACTGTAGGTTTCCGTGCTGATCGCTCCCCAGCGTCCGACCACGGCAGGAAACATTCGGTATCCCGATTCTCGGAGAATCGGCTTCTGATCGTCTCCTGCATCCTTCAGCAGATAGACGGATCGCCACGGCATGTCCTTATTAGACTTTGAGCGTGTATCGCGTTTTTCTCTCGGCTCGATTGCATGAATGATCGTATAGAGCTTGTCCTTCTGGCCGCCCCTGTACGTTTGGTAGAGAGAATATGGCAAAGCGTCTTCACCAAACTTCTGAACGATCTGCCTCAGCGATAACGAAAACTCGCGGTAGATAGTATCCGGAGTTCCTTTGCTGTCGCACGATATGCAGTATTCGCCAGCGGTCAGCGGAATACAGTTAAACCCTTTCTCCTCATCCTCTTCAATGATGATAGCCAGAATGCCAAATAAACCAGCCTCAAGCCACGCATGATGCAGGGCCTGATAGAGGTTGGTCTTGGCATATGTCATGTAAAGAATCTGACTGACATCCGACAACCAGCGCCTAACCTGGACGGATTCGTCTAAGTCGGGGCTCCCAGTTGTGAGAAAAAACCACTGCTGGCTGGGATCAGTCATTCCGGACATTAAGCCCTTGGCCAAAATATCCGAGGCCCTAAGCGCGGTGTTGTCATAGATGTTATTCCAGCGTGTCTTTGCCTCATTCTGCGTTGTCGGATTGAGGAACTTACCGTTAGCAGGCCGCAGGAATCTAGAGATTTCTATCCATTGGTGGAGATAAGGATCGCGCTCTTTTACAAGGCTTCTCCATCGGTTCAAAACTTCCTGCCGAACTTCTTTCATGTCATCACCCTAAAGCAGATTTTTTGCCCAGCGTCATGTCGTTTTGATCCACACCGCCGGCGCCAGTCAGCATTGTTTGACCGCCTGATAACAGGTCGTTGGTGTTGTCGCCGAGGATCTTGCTAAGGTCTGCGGTCTTTTGGTTCTGCATACGCATTTGCTCACGCTGTTGCTCGGCCTGTTTCTCAGCGTTGCGTTTGGCCTCTTCGGTCGCTTGTTTCTGAGCTGAGGCCTGGCTTCTTGCGGCTCGGCTCTGTGTGTGAGAAGTCAGTGCGGCGGATCCTGCCATAAGAAGGCCATAGCCCAACATTTCCATGCCCATGATTTAATCCTCCAGTGATTTGTAATAGGTGACATCCGAGCGCTGGAATAACCTGTCAAAGAGTTGCTCCGTTCTGGATCCAGCGGGTGCAGAAAATCGAATACCTGATGCGCCAAACTCCCGCGCCATTTTTATTGCGTGCCTCAGGAATTGGAGGCCGTGCCCACGGTGCTCTGGCTCTAGGTACAGCGTGTCAACGTTCGCGACATCTTTTGAGTTGTGGAGAGAAGGACACATGACTATGGCCATGAGGCCGACAAGTTGACCCTCACTCACGGCTCTGGCACAAAGCAATAAGCCGTTCTGTGCAAGGAACGAGTATTTGTCCTTGTCCACAATGCCCTTTAGGTCGAGGTGGCCCGCCTCCTGGCGGTAGTGCTGGCACACATCCTCATAATTAGGGTCATTGAATAGGTCACTGAGCGTACAGGTTTCGATCTTCATCATGTCCCGATTGTCGAGCCTGCCACGAGACTGATGCGCACACCCTTAGGAGGCGTATGGATCGCGTATGCCCTTATGACGGTTCACCCGCTGATGTCTCCAGCTATCGTCCTCTATGTACTCTTGGATGGGAATAGCGAAACAGAGTGCTAAGGCGTCCGCGGTATCTGGAGAGTTCATGTTGCGGCGCTTCATTGAATCTTTGGATTCCAGGAGTAAGCGGCCCTTCTGGTCAATGAGTTTCTCAGGTATGCAAAGATCCTCGGCCAGCTCTTCACTCTTTGGGATCGCTCCGTCATCGCGTATGAAATCCCGCATCTTGTCCCACATCTCTGCCCGCTTATTGGCCCAGCGCTGGGGATTGGTTGACTGGCTCGCACTGATGACCTTGTTGAGGTGCTGCACCTTGTCTTTTAACCAGTCGTAAGGGCTGGCCCCCACACCCGTGTAATCCAGATTGATGTACACACGAGGAATGCCCTTCTGCTTCAATTCGTTTGCATACATGAGCACCTGCATCCCGAGCTGTGGTCCGTCCAGGCCGCGAAAGACTTTAAGCGGCATAGTGCAGTCACGGCCTATCTTCGTGGCTATTGCTGAGCGGTCATCCCCTTCTCGTGCCACGTCCACGCCCAGGATTGCAACGGTTCTGGAGTAGTTGACCTGACCCACGTCTCGATTCATAGCCGCGTCCACGTCCTCACGGTTAATGAATTGCTTGGCTGAAGCGCTGGGGAATACGCCTCTCACACGGACCTTCACGAAGTCTGAATCTTCTCCATAATCCTCTACATACTCCTTGAGCTGTTCCTTGTTCGTGATCTTCACCGTGCGGCTATCAATGTTGTACGTGATCCATCTATGCCGAGACTTGTGGAAAGCATCAAAAAAGGGCCCGTCTGGCCTGGTCGGGTTGCCGAATATGCACCAGATGATCTGCGTATCTTTATCCGTGAGCGCGCCTTTCGTGACTTCGTAAATCTTCTGAGCGATAACTGAGGCTTCATCGAACAAGACAAGAATCCGCTTACCCTGGTTGTGTAGGCCTTGGAAGGCGTCCGTGTTGTTCTCGTTCCACGGGATCGCGTCGATTCTCCAGGTATATTTGTGTCCTGGCTGAGTTGAGAAAATGGATTCCGCGGCCACCTCAAACCAGTCTCGGAATAAGCATAGATGGTGCCATTTGTGGAGCTCGGACCACGTTTTTGTTATGAGCTGGTTCTTGGTTTCTGCCGTCACGACCCCTTTCATGTCTGGATAGGTGCAGATTGCCCACAACATGATCCAGGCCACAAAAGCGGTCTTCCCGATACCGTGCCCTGATGCCACTGCTATCTGGATCGCCTTATGTCTCGTTTCTCCGTTCTTCAACCGGTCGCGGATGTCACAAAGAATCTTCTGCTGCCAGGTGTCAGGGCCTTCGTAATTTGCCAGCTCCCCGTGCCCCCATCTAAAACACTTCTGGACGAAAAGAAGAGGATCATTCGTGCAGGCTATCGCCAGGCGCCTCAGGCCCATTTCAAACTCAGCGGCCTCCTTATTCATCTTTGACCTCCTTCAAGACTTCATTCAACCAGGAGGAGCGGTCGGATATGTTCATCTCTACCTGCTTCTTTTCAATGAATAATCCCAGCCGTTTGCCGAGCATGTCCAGGCATTTATGAGCGGTCTGAGGATCTTTCGTCTCCGTATGTACTACGTTGCCGTCCTCGTCTTTAAGCTCGATCTCCTCCATTGAGCGGTTTTTCAGCTCCAGGACATCACGTGTCCAATCCTCAGCCGTGTATTCCAGCTTCTCTTTTAATGCCTCCTGGCGGCTTTTAATTTCGTATTGAATGGCAGGTTTTGACAGGTTCTCTTGACCCTGAACTCTGGCCGCTTTTGGGCTGTATCCTGCCCTTATCGCGGCCTGTGTGGCGTTACTGTCCACCATGTATTCATCAATAAAACGCTTCTGCTTATCGGTCAATGGCTTTTTCTTAGTCATACAATCCCCCGATTTTTCTACAGTATTGAGCCGTCCTGGTTGCGGGTGCGCACTGCTTCATTTGAATTTGGTTGGAATAACTGCACGTCTGTGTCCTGAGAAAATGTCTCGTAAAGTGCGTATTGGAATATCCATCTTTTTGGAAATTTCACGCAAAGAAAGTCCCGCCAGGCGAAGATCAAAGCAGTGAATCAAGTCCTGATCCGAATACTTCGCCTTTGGGCTGGACACTCCGACACGTACTGACGCATCCGACAAGAGGACGGTGGACGGGTCAAGACCGAGCTCGGAAAAACTCTGGATATTGGCTCTTAACTCGGTCAATCGTTCTCGATATGCGCAGATTTCGTTGTACCGCTGTTTCTCCTTCTCTAAGTCCGACAGATTCGACAAGTCGGTTTTGGGCTTCGATTGGGAGCAGAGAGTGGTATCGATATGCCCGAACAAGTCCCCTTGGATCTCGTTTTTCTTCATTCATCATTTCCCTCCAGTCGCGCTCACTTCTTCTCGAATGAGGCGGAATAGTTCTTCGATTGGGAGCACTGCCAGCCATTCTTTACGGTCGGCCCTGCACACGACAATGGGGCGCTCACCTGGTTCGCACCCGTTGCTGGCCTGCTCCATCCATTCGTAAAGATTTCCGATTGCGGCGCGCCTCTTCACTTCGAGTGAGTAAGGGTTGAGCTTGATGTCCGCTCCTCCGTCCCTCGTCTGAGAGAGATTGCGGTGCACTTGTATGCCCAGGTTTTGGAATATGAGTTCGCAGACTTCGCGCTCACCTGCCGCCCCTTTAGTTCGTTGGCTTTTTCCCATTTCTGTACTCCTCCAAGAGTTTGTTGATTAGTTCTTGTGTTCTTCTTTCGGCTGATTTGTCGCTTAGGTCTTCGAGAAACTTCACAACAAGAAAGAACGACAAAATGAAAATAAAGCCGCACACCATGCAATAAAAAAGAAACTCTGCGTTCATGTCTGCTCCTCAGTCGTTGTTCTTCTTCAGAAAGTCGATTTCAGCCTTGAGCTTTTCGATTTCTTCCTCTGCGTCATAAAGCCGACACCTGGTGCAGTTATGCTGAAGTTCCAGATTTGAGTACAAGATGCAAGCTCCCACTGCTATTGCAAAGGTGATGATGTTGAAAATAAGAATTAGGATTTCAAAATCTTCCATGGTTTTTCTCCTTGTTGGTTATCGTCTTTGTGCGATTAGTTCTGCGTGTGTCCTGAATCTCGGAAACTTTGAATAAAATTCGATTCGTTTCTGGATACGTTCATCTGTTGCCCGTTCAAAAAGAGAGCACCTGGTGAACGAGATCTGAAAACACTGACCATCCATGCCAGTAACAGGGTTGTTGCAGTAGATATTCATAGCCCTGTAAAAGTCGTCATATCTATCCACGTGGATTGAGCCGTCTTTACTGCTGATCCAGCCTGCTCCAGCGTGTTTGCAATACAAGCAGCACCCGCTCATGGCCTTCTCCTTTTTGACCGATCGGTTAATTTGGTTTCCTTACCGATCTGAAGCGCCGCTCTCACGAGTAGCCCGAATATGAGAAGGTTGATAAACACAATCGGCGCCACGACAATCATTAGCAGTGTCCAGGCTGAATCCGACATACCCCGCCTCCTAAAAGTAAGCTTCGTCATCCTGTTGCTTCTGGATGGCGCGGCGTTTGAGTTCGTTCACGTATGTGGTGAGCGGGGATAGCTGTTCAATAGTCTTGCCCCTCTGGTTCTCTTCGCTGTCCTCAATCATTGATGGCTTAACGATCTTGGCCTTGACCCATTTTTTGATTCTGTTTCCGAGCTCGTATGCGCTCTCGTCCCTGTATCGCTGTTTGCCTTCAATCTGCGGGCACGGAATGTTGAGCTTAGGTGCCAGCTCTGGAATGCCTATTCTTCTGAAATAGTCTGTGAGCGCCTGAACAACATGAGGATGGTTGTAATTTGACTGATAGTCGTCAATGAGCTTGTAGTCTCTGAGCAGTCGTTCTGCCAGATCTAACAAGTCTTTGTAATAGTAGATACCGGCCGTAACTGTACCGAGATCATCTTTTCTAACACCTTCGTGGAGGTCACAAACCGTTATACCCTGAGCTAACTGTCCGCACCAAACTGTGCAAGGGCATCCGTGAACGGCACACAACTGTTCATAAACCTTCGGCTTATGTTGTTGGTCTTTGCCTTTCTTGTCCTTCTTCTCTTGGGCGTTGAAATCAACATCTCTGAAATTAGTCATGGTGGTAATTCCCATTAATGATTTTTGTCATGTTTTCGTCTTTGATGATCCAGCCGAGATCAGGTCGCCAGTTGCGTTCGTTCTCTCCCAGTAAGAAAGGAGATCTGCTGATGAACTTGAACATCCCTTCAAAGAAGTCCAGCCCTTCTTTCTCGGTTTGGATTTCTCTGTCCTTTGCTACCTGTCTCCAGCGTGCGGCTAGTGTTTTCTTTCTTGCTTCTGACCAAACTCTGATGCGCGGCAGTTCTGGCAAGCACTGGTGATAGAGCTCAATGATTTTTTTATGCGGACAATGGGAGCCGATAAGGGCTGATCTTTGTTTCGGAGTGAGTTCCTTTTTTGGCTCCGTGAGATCGAATTCCTGTGGATCTTTCTCTGTATCCTCAGGGGCGTCTGGAGAGCCGTCCTCGGCTCTACTGACAAATACTTCTTTAGAAGTATTAATAATTGACTGAGTATTGACTGAGTTGTGTACCGTTTTTGGTACTGGTATCGGTCCGTTTTTGGTACTGGTACCAAATTTGGTACTGGTTTTGGTACCGTTTTTGGTACCGGTACCAAAATTAACACCGGTACCAATTTTGGTATTGGTTTGCTGTTTGTCCGCCTTTGTCTCCAGGAAAGCAGCTTCAATTTTGGCGACGTTGATCTGATAGAAATTCTGCCGTCCGTTAAGAGAAGACACTTCAATCCAGCCAGCCCCAGCCAAACTTGCCACAGCCTTGAAAACTGTTTTCTTGTTCAGTTCTGTTTCGGCAGAGATCGTACTGGTGGCAGGACGACAGCTTGATCCGTCCTCGTTTGCGTAATCACACAAACAACGGAGGACGGCCTTTTCTGCTGCACTACCAACAGTCAGCTTCACTCCCTGCTTTGAATGACAGAACGTAAGACATAAGGCACCCAGTTACATGAAATCTTTGTATGTCACTTTCCCTTGTGTGAACAAGGAAATCCTTTCGCAGTGCGCCAGCTTCGGACAGGATTTTTCCGTCACCCACTTGTGCGCACTGGGAATTTTTACGCCCACAAAACGAGCAAGCCTGGATAAGGTTCCTCTCGGCTGGCTCTTTAACCACTTGCGAAGTTTCATATTTATTTCTCTATTTGCATAGCCATTGGCTAATATTATATACAGGCAATATGGCTAATGACAACTTAGCTATTGGCTTATATTTATTCTCAAGGAGAGATTTATGAAAACTTCGACTGAAATAAGACGAGAAAACCTGAATATCCTCATTGAGCGTTATGGGTCAATCGCCAATTTGAATGCCCAATTGGGACGAAACAGAAAGGATGCAACTCTCTCTCAGATAAGAAAGGGATCAGTTCATTCCGGTACGGGTCGGCCTCGCATCATGGGAGACACAATGGCCCGCGAAATTGAAACTAAGTTGTCATTAGGCTACGGCTGGATGGATGCAGATCATTCGAGGGAGGCATTTCCTGAAGAAGATGATTTGATCTATCTGCGGCGCCTGAATGTTTCTGCCTGCTGCGGTGCGTCAGGAGTACAAAATTATGAGGATGAGGCCTATGTAGATCTCATGAGCGTCTCACGTGTTTGGTTCAAAGAAAACATCAATCAGATCCGTGAGAATGGATATGAAATCATCACGGCCGCTGGGGATTCAATGGAGCCCACACTAAAGAACGGCGACCTGGTTGTGATTGATAGGTTTGACACTGAGATCACAAAGCGTGACGGCGTTTTCTGCGTGCTGATTGATAACGATCTTTATCTGAAACGGGTGCAACGTGTACCAGGCAGCCTCCGTTTTATTTCCGACAATCGCCTGTATGACCCGTTTGAAATTAGTCTCTCTGAAGTTGAAAGCAGAGTGATCGTTTTCGGACGTATGGTTAATTCGCTGAACCTGAAACGGTATGACTAAAAATGAAAATCAGAGAATGGCTTTTAGGGATTTTCGGCCTCAAAAACAAAGAAAAACCTCCAGAAGAAAGTGTCAAAGAGGAAGTGCTACTTTTGGCTTATGAGCCAGAAGAATTTCATTTGGAATCAGAGGAGCTCACGGTTAAAAAGCCGATTCAAACAGAATTTTCATTCATCCGTAAAACGCAACCTACCAAACGTCCCATAAGAAAGAATCCTATGACACCTCGTACATTACCGCCAATTCTGCAAGTGGCGAAAGAAATCATGCAGGCAAACAAGGCAGTCATGCATGTGAGAGAGATTACTGAAGTCGCAGTTTCTCAAAATAAAAATTTAGGACTGCCCCCTGAAGAATTCATGTCAAAACTTTCTTCAGCTTTGGCTGCACATTTGAAAACTCAAAACCCGATTTTCTCCAAGCCAACAAACAAGGACGGATCGAAGAGAAAAGGTATTTATCGCCTCAAACGGACTGCCTCTGCTCCGGTTGTTCCTATTCCTAAAGTTACCATTGAGAATGTGTCAACGAATTTCTTTGGCAAAGGCGGTGAATTTGCAGTTGCCTCCGAACTTCTTTTCCTCGGCTATAACGTTTCAATGATGGCTGTTGATGAAGGTGTTGACTTAATCACCGAGAAGGACGGCAAATTCAACTATGTCCAGGTTAAAACTACGGTAGTGGAAGAAGGCACCCACACCTTCAGCTTCAAGGTGCCAGAGAAACAATTCACAAATAACCTGCCCTACTCTCCATATTACGTTTTTGTCATGAGGGATGGTCATCACTCTTCTTATGCCGTGATTCCATCAGATCATCTTTCTTTGCTGAGGGCTCAGCAGATTATCAAAGGTAAGGACCTCTCTATCGTTATCACTCGGGATGCCAGGCGCAGGGAATACAAACTCAATGGCCAGGATATAAATCTTTTTATTGGAGCTTTTAACAAAATTTAAGGCATAACAATCATGGCAATCAGTATAGAAAAGGTCGTTTTTAATCCTTTTGTTCTTGGGCTTATTGGCTTTGCCTTGTTATCCCTTTCAATGAAACTGAATAGCAAGAAAATTCTCAATTTAAAACTCAATCCTCTTGCCTATGTTGGTTTCTTGTTATGCCTCTATTTTTTATTGGGCGTTGCTGTGGTCTTTACTAGCGATATTTATTGGTTGCTCTTTTGTATTGCAGGGCTTGCCCTGGCCTGGGTCGTTACGGAGGAAACTTTTTGGATTGGAGTTGTTTTTGTCATTCTCACCATCAGCTTTTTATTTAACAAACAACTGTCCTCTTTAATGATGTTCACTTAAGCAAGACAGAAACTTATTCCGCCGCCTTCGGGCGGCTTTTTTGTTGCCTAAAAAATACAGTTATGGAAAACACTTAGCCGTCAGCTATGTAAATATTAGCTATATGGCCTTTACTTTTGCTTAGCCACGGGCTAATATACATACATCAATCAATCGTTCTTTAAAAGTCCTTCTGAAGATTGTCAGGAAGGAAGAGCTCCTAAACGTGAGTAAAGCGAAAAGTGCACGGAGCGACCAGGCGGCAATGAATTGCGCCTAAGCATGGGGATCGAAAGTGAACCAGCGGCAGAGAGAATGCGAAAGTGAGACAGGTTAAAGTCCGCTCCGAGAGGAGCTACGCGGCTAGAAGTTAGTTTCCAAGTACGTATGTTGCATAGCGTGATCCAACCAGCTCCCTGTACGAATGCTGAGATAAAAACAATTAGAGAGAGTATTCGGCAAAGTAAGAGCGATCATTCACAAGTAGGGCCGTTCAGCAAAGACAGTTCACAAATTAAAGCGCGTTTTAGGCTGAATCAGTTCAGTCTCCAGAACTAATGCGTTTTAATTTCTCAAAAAACAGTTGCTACATATCTTGGCATATCTTGGCATATCCTGGTTTAAGCCTGTTGTTCGGCAATTAGCATAGGTTAAAATCTGAAAACCATAGAGGAGGAAGTAATGGAGATTGATAGCTACACAGTGCCATCACGTTCTTCTGTCAGAAAAGCGGGTAAGACTTTAGTTAGCGCTACTGATACAGACGAGAAGGCAACCGCTCTTAGAGTTTTAAGCTCTTGGAGAACTGCACACGCTGTACCTATTAACACCCTTCAAGCATTTCTCAGAAAGAAGGTTAAGGATCTACATTTTTCTTCACCTATCGTCGCCCAGAGATTGAAACGAACGCCTTCGATTATCAGTAAACTTGAGCGATTTCCTTCAATGGATCTCGATAGAATGCAAGACATCGGAGGAATTAGAGTAGTAGTAAATTCAATCCACGACATAAATAGACTTTACAGCGAACTAAATAGCAGTAAATTCAAGCATCAGCTTGTTTTACCCCCGAATGATTACATCAAAGAGCCTAAACCAGATGGATATAGAAGCCTTCATCAAGTGGTGAAGTACCGGAATGTAAAACATCCTGAATTTAATGACTTGCGAATCGAATTACAGATAAGGACAAAATTACAACACTCCTGGGCAACGGCAGTTGAAACTCTCGGGATGTTAGAGAAGTGTTCGCTAAAGAGTGGCGAGGGAGATGAAAAAATAAAGAAATTCTTCAAAATTGCTAGTGCTCTTTTTTCAATACAAGAGGAGAGTCCTGTGATAGATGAGTTTAAAGGGAACTCTAAACCCGAGTTGATCTTTAAATTTAAAGAGTTGGAAGATGAACTTTCTGTGCTTAGAAAGCTAGAAGGAATTGCAGTCTCAGCACGACACATTCAGACAACCAATCCAAACTTTATGGGTTATCACGTCATCCAATTATTTGCTACCCAAGGAAAGGTCCGATTGACTGCGTTTGATGATCCATCGGACGCAGAAAGTTTTTATTACGCAAAAGAACTGGAGACAAGAAATAATCTAGATACGGCTGTTGTTCTGATGTCCGCTGGAACTTTGAAAGACATTAAGAGAGCTTATCCGAACTACTTCTTGGACACAAAGGATTTTTTGAAAAATATCAAAAATATAACCAACTAAACACTAATCAACTTATTTCCAAGCTCGCTTCGGCGGGC